CGCCGACACGGCGCCGGAGGTTTCCACGGTCGCCAGCCGGGTCTCGTGGTCGGTGGTGGCCGTCTCCAGGGTCTCGGCGCGGCCCTTCAGGTGGTCGGTGCGTTCGGCCAGGGCCTGAACACCCAGGTTCAGGGTGCCACCGGCCCCGCCGGTCGCGGGATCGGTGACGGAAATCCCCTGAACATCCGGATATCCGGGATCCGTCACAGCGGGAAGCAGTTCGGGCATGTCGGCCTCACAGTTGCAGATCGAAGGATTTGCGGAGTTCCATGTCGGCGGCCTTGGGGATCGGCCCGTCGCGGACCTGACGGGCGACCAAGGTGCCGTCCTCGGTGAACAGCCCCAGTTCGCGGATGGCCAAGCCCACCGCCTCGTGCCGATGCAGCACCCATGCGAAGCGCAAGGTGCGGCCCACGGCCTGGGGGTCCATCAACTCGTCCGGGTCGGTGACCACCGACACCCCGAGCAAGGGCTTGAGGTAGGCGTCGTCGGACAGCGCGGTGTCGGTCATGGCCTCGGCGGCGCCGGAGGTGCCGAACCCAATCCGGGTGATGCGCGCCCCCGCCTCGCCCATGTGCAGGCGGGCCAGGGCGCTATAAAAACCATGGGTGATCATGCGGCGATCTCCTGGATCCAGGGACTGACCAGGGGTGGGGTTCCGGCCGTCTGGCGGCCGTCGGCGGACCAGGAGCCATCACAGGGGGGCCCCCAACCGCAGGGGTGGGTTTTGCCGTCGGCGCGCAGTTCCCGAACCACGCGGAGCGGGGCGCGGCGCGGGCCGGGGACATAGCCGCCGGGACGCCACGAGCCATCGGCCCGCAGGCGCCCGGTCGCGCCCACGTTGGGCGCGCCGGCACGGGCGGCGGTGATCTCGACGGTGAGCGCCCGGCGTTCCAGGATCTCGCCATAGGGCAGCCCGGCGGCGCCGTCGGGCGCGGGCGCTCCGGCATAAAGGGCCGGACCATCCAGGGGTGGCGCGGCCCGCTCGGCACGGATCGGCCCCGCCGTCAGATAGATGTCGTTGGCGCGGTGACTGCCGTCGGCGATCCACGATCCGTCGCAGCGTTTCTGATCGGTGCCGAAGGCGCGGTAGCGGCCGTCGCAGACCCCTTTGGCGCGGCTGGCGCGCAGGTCCACGAACAGGCGCAAGGTGTCGGTCGCCGGGCCGCCGATCACCCGAGCATTCGCCTGGAAGGCGAGCGCGTAGAGATGGCTGCGGGCATTCTTGGCCCGGGTGATCGCCTGTTTGATCTGCGCGATCCGCCCGGTATCCAAGCCCCCTTTGCCCAGGTCTGCCTCAACGCTGAACAGCGCCCAATGGCCGCCGTGCAGCACTTCGGAACCGTTGGCGATCCAAGAGCCGTCCGCGTACAGGACCGGGCGACCCTCCTGGATCTCCACCCCCGCAAGGCCGATCGCCTCCAGGGCCAGGCGAACGGCCGCCGGCGTGCCCTTGATGCGATGGAGGGCCGGCGCGGCGGCGATGACGGCGCGCCGATGTGCCTCGGTCAAATCGGCCGACCAGGTGTCGACGGAATACTCCCAGGCCAGCCAGGGCAGCAGATCGGCCGGGCAGGTTTCTGGGTCCTTCAGGCGGCGCAGGACGGACAGGTCGATGCGGCCGATCCGCGCAGCGGCGGCGCAATCCAGCGCGGTTTCCTGAGGCCTTGCGTTGGATGGCAGCAGGGTAGCATCAACCATGAATCACATCCCCCGTCACGGACATCGTCGTGCAATAGGGCGCCTGGTGGGTGTCGGCGACGATGGCCCCGGTCGGGCTGGCGAGCGCGACCGAAATGACCCCTTCCACATGCAAGGCGGCGTAAAGCGCCGACAAACTGACCGTGCCGCCCAGGGCGTGGGCGGCGGCCACGGTTTCTTGCAGCCGGGCCGAGGCTTCCAAAACCACCACATCCGGGTCGGGGCCGGCGGCGATGACTAGGGTGGCATCGATGCCGTAGGGGACGACGTCAGCGGACTGGACCACGACCGTATCGGTCAGAGGACGAACGGCCTCGGCGGTCACGGCGGCCTCGACGGCGGCGATCAGATCATCCGGAGCGGTCCCGTCGCCCTCGGTCGCCAGCACCGAGACAAACACGGTGCCCGGCACCGGGCTGGCCACCGACACATCCCGAACCCGGGGATCGGCCGACCGGGCGTGATAGACATAGGCGCCCACCGGCCCAGCGGTGCTCAGCGCCTCCCAGGCCAATTGCGCCCGGATGCGCAAGACGTCGTCGTCTTCGCCGTCCTGACGGGCGGTGCCCATGGCGGCGGCGATATGGTCCAGGTCGCTCCCCGTGGCCGTGGCCAGCAACAGCCCCCGGGCGGCGTCATTGAACTCGGCGACCTTCGTCAACAGGCGATAGGCCACGGCCTCCAGCAGCTTCATCACCGGCTCGCTTTCCAGCGCGGCGGTGAACTCCGGCCACCGTGCGGTGACGTCGGCCAGCAGGGCGGCCAGTTCGTCCTCGAAGCCCAGCGCCCGCAGCACGGTCGGCGGATCCAGCTTGGCGAGGTTGACTTGATCAAAGCGGGTCATGGATCACTCCACCACGATGCCGTCGAGGGTGACGGTTCGGCCGTCGGGCCGATACTGACCGGTCAGGGACAGGGTCACCGTTCCCGGCGCGGCGGCGAGGATGGCAACGGCCTGGAGTCTCAGGCGCGGTTCCCACTGGCGCAGGGCCTGGGCCGTGGCCGCGTAAAGGTCCATGGCCAGCAGCGGCGTCATGGGCGCGTCGACCAGGTCCGGCAGGTCCGAGCCGTACTCCCGGCGCATCACGCGGGTACCGATCCGGGTGGTCAGGATGTCCCGAACCGATTGACGCAAATGATCGATGCCGGCCAAGGCTGTCCCCGTGGCGGCGTTCATGCCTTGCATGGGTCGTCATCCTCCCGCGAACACATCGGTGCTGCCTTGGGCCACGCGGGATCCGCAGGCGACCGGATCGCCGACGCGGCCGATCTGGCGCCCGTTGACGAACACGCTGGCCGATCCGCTGGCCAACACCGAGGCGTGGCATTCAGGAATCGCCGGGCAGCAATGGACCGCCCAGGCATCGCCCTGGCGGTGTACGGCAATGCCATCGGCGAACACGTCGGGGCTGGCGCCGGTACTGGGACGCGGCGGCCAGCACCCGTGTCCGGTGCACAGGTCACCGAGCCGGGTCACGGCGGGCATGAAGGGTTCCTTTTTTGATCGCGCGTCGTCCTGACAGGTCAGGACGAAGACGCTCCGCCGCTGACGCGGCGCCGGCCCGGTCGGGCCGGCCAGAGTCGTCCCGGTACGCTGGGCCGCCGCTGGTGGGATCCCGCCTAGTTCAGGTCGATACGGGGCGCCCGCAGGCGGATGCCGTCGGCGTCGATCTCCAGCGAGGACCCGCCCACCGTCAGCACGATCCGCCCCGCCGCCACCACGCTCAGGGTGTAGGTGTGGCTGTCCCGGTCGTATTCCTCGACCGAGCCATCCTGATAGAGCGTGCGGCGAACCGTCGGCCGGTCACCCGGGGCGGCGCCATCCTCGGCAGCGCGATACACCGCACCGATCACCACCGCCTGGGCCAGATCGCCGCCCGGCGCCACCAGCACCACCTGTTCGCCGACTTCGGGCGGAGACCAGGTGCGATTCCCCTGGGCCCGCCCCGTGGTGAACGGCAGCCAGCCGGTCACCACGTTGCCGGATCGAACGCGCATGCGAGCGCGGGCATAGTCCGCCTCGGCGATGGTGCCGAAGCGGACCACGTTAGCCACCCGGCGTTCCGTGTCGGTCATATCCCGATTGGGCGCGGTCCGTTCCATGCTTACCGTCCGTCGTTCGGTGTCACGTCGGGAAGGGCCGTGTCGCTCAGGTCCACGTAGTCCGGCTCGTGCGGCGGGCCGATGTCGGGTGCCCAGGAGGCATAAACCCCGCTGGGCAGGGGTGGTCCGTCCTCTTCAGGCGGGACCGAGGCATAGACAACCTCGAAGGTCATCCACGCCTCAGCCCGGGCGCTGTCGCCGTCCCCGACGCCGTCCCGGCCGTAGGTCATCTCGCTGGCCTGCCAGGTGATGGACTCCACAGCGCCTCCCAAGGTGGGATCGGCGGTCAGGACGCTCTCGACCTGGGCGGTCAGGCCGTCCACCTGATCGTCGGCGTCATCGCCTCTGGCAGTCGCCACCACTTCCACCTCAAGCCGTCGGCGGATGACCCCACCGCCCATCGCCCTCTCCCGCCGGTCGTGACGCGTGGACAGCACCGCCATGGGCTCCGGCCCAATTCCCCCGGGCGGCAGCCACGAGGCGTACACGTTCCGCCCAGCGGCTGTCGGCGCGGGACCGTCGTCGGAACCCAGCAAGAGAGCCAGGATGGCCTGGCGAATGGCTTGGCGCGATGAAGCGATCACAGCGCGATCCTCCCCGTCACAACGAAAAAACCCGCCTCCGGATTGCTCCAGGGCGGGCTGTTCGACACACTTTCGATGATTGAATGGGTACCAAGCTTTTCCCCCTATGTCAAACCCGAAGTTTCGGGCGACACCTCCCATGGAACGCGGGGCGCGGAAAACCCCGTAATTTCATGGTGTTGCAGAACATCAGGCAGATAGGTCCGCAACCAGTCCAGGGCGCCCCACCAGCGGGTATACGTCAACCGAGCCGAATCGATGTCCGCCCGCGTCGGCACATAATCCAGCGGACAGTAAATCGGCTTGCGGCATTTGGCGTCGGCATAGACCACCACCGGACGCTCGTTCTGGCCATGGCGGCGGGCCACGGGCCGAGGCGTCACCCCGGCGAAGGCCTCCGGCCGGCGGCCTCGCAAGGCACAGGCGATAACCAAGCCGGCCAGCCGGCCATCGGGATCGGGACCGGCGCGATCCAGATCCGTCACCAACTCGTGGACAGCCAGGGCGTCGGGGGCAACGTGGTCAGCCTGGTCCGCCAACGGGTCCGGCGTCCACGACTGATCGACCACGCACCCCTGCGCCAGCACACGAGACACCGCCAGCATACTTGTGACCACCGGCGCCGGCCCCAGATGAACGCGCCGGGCGTCCCGTGCCACGGCCTCGTGAACGCGCTGATCGGCGTAGGCCCAAGACACCAGAAGCTCCACGTCCAGGGCGCGGAGCTTGGAGGACCCGGAGGGTCGGCGGAGGACGTCCGGACGGCATACGACGTTCATTTTTCCATCCTTATCGGTTGATAAACCAACTTCCGGAATGTTCGGGTGGGGGACCCGGCCCCGCGTAGGCGCGCGCCCCCATAGCTCCATCCCGCCTCCCTCCAAACCCTGCGGATCGGACGATCTCGTCCCAGATGGACGGCGCCGGCGCGACAGGCGGTCATGATGAACCGCGCCAAAAGACACAACGAAACAACGCGGTCCTCCGAACACTATGACCGCGTTATTTCACGGTCGCGCAAAACCGCGCCTGTGGCATAGTCACGTCATGACCCAGAGCAGAGTCGATCCCGCGCTCTCCGACCATCGGCGCACCACCCTCCGACGCCTCAAAGATGAGGTCGGGGTCACCGTCTTTTGGCGGTGGTGCGCCAACGCTGGCCTTAATGAATCAACGATTCGGTCGTTCTTGGCCGGCAAGTCTCAGAGCTTATCCGACCGAACCTATGCGCGGCTGGAGGCCGGCTCCGGCATCCCGGCGGCGGTCTGGCGCGGGGATGATCAGCCCCTGGACGAGGACAAACGCCTCGTCATGGAAGCGATGGATCATATGACGGCGGCGGATCGTCAGACCGTGCTGGCGCTGGCCCAGCGTCTGACCGAGTCGCGATCCTGA